AGAGTTCGGTGTTCGCAACCGCTTTGTCTACCAAGCTACTGCTGGTCAGACTAGCTTTAGTGGTAGTGACGCAGACAGTAAGACACTAACCTATCAGGATAGCTTGTACTTAGACGTGTATCAGAATGGTGTGCTGCTCAAGCCGGGTACTGACTACGCTGCCACAACAGGCACAAGCGTTGTGCTGGTCACAGGGGCAAGTCTGAATGACATAGTTGAGATGGTATCGTATGATACGTTTAGCATTGCTAATTCGTACACCAAGACTGAATCAGATACCCGCTACCCGTTTAAGGGAAATGACAGCATCATCCGTTTGAATGGTCAGACTATCTCTGCGAACATTACGATTGACAGCGATGAGAATGGCGTATCGGCTGGGCCAATCACACAGAACGCAACCGTGACTGTTAACGGTTATTGGAGTATCGTATGACCAGTGTACTGAATGTAGATAGCATTGCGGCAAAGGATGGTACGTCACCTGTTGAGTTGACTAAGCAAAATGCACCAAAAGCATTTGTTAATTTTAGTATGGCTGGCACTACCGCAAGAGATTCTTTAAATTTTAGTAGTCTTACAGATACCGCTACAGGAAAATTTAATGTAACAATGGCTAGTGCGTTTACGGATACAAATTACACTGCTTCAGGTTATTCTAATGGATTTGCTTCCGCTGGTTTTGCTGGGAATCAATCACATGGTATCGCTGTAGAAAATAGAATTTCTCGTACAACAACAGTATATGCTTTTGACAGTTATATTGGCAGTTACGTTGACTCTATTGAAAATCGTGCCTTAGTTTTAGGAGACCTCGCATAATGGCAAGCATACTTAAAGTAGATGACCTAAGAGGTAACACAGCGGCTGGCAACATTACTGTTACTGACGGTGGCGGGAACGTGACTTTTTCGCTTACAGAAGGTTTGACTAAAAGCTATATTGCATATCATACTGACAGTGGTACAGCACAAAAAAGTAATGATAGCCTTAATGTATCTAGTCTTTCTGATCAAGGAACAGGTCAAACAAATATAAACTTCACAAACAATCATTCGCACTTGCATTACGCATCGTCAGATAGTGGCGGTGATGGTGCGTCTGGATATGCTACTTGGATGAGTTCAAATAACGGTGCTGGCGAACATGGCACAGGCTACTACAGATGCGGTATAGGAAACAATACTTTTAGTAGTCAGGATGGTGACTATCACTCTATGCAAACCTATGGAGACCTAGCATAATGGCAAGCGAACTAAGAGTAAACACCCTGAAGGATGCCAGTGGTAATAACTCTGTTGGCATGGCTTATGTGGCAGGGGGAAGTGCGAAGGCGTGGGTTCATTTTGATGGTAGCGATGCCACTCTTGCGGCTGATGACAGCTTCAATCAAAGCAGTCTTACTGATAACGCACTAGGCGATTACTCGTTAAATTATACGACCAGTATGGGTAATGCTAGTTATGTAGCAAATGTATTTGGTTATTATTCTGGTCATCAAGTTCTTTTATCTGACCAAAATCAAGCCTACGCAACAGGCTCATACAGAACAGGTGAAATATACGCTTGGAATGGTGTATCCTCTAGTAACGCAGGGAGAATGGACCCCGATAATACAACTATGCTTATCCACGGAGACCTAGCATGAGTAAAGCAGCAGAACTAGCCGCACTGATAGGTTCGCAAACAGCCCTGTCAAACAGGAATATGATTATCAATGGTGCGATGCAGGTTGCACAGAGGGGAACCTCAACTTCAAGTGTTACCTCAACAGGCTATCATGCTTGTGACCGCTTCAAGTTTCTTTATACAGATGCGGGAACGTGGACTGTTTCTCAAAGCACAGATGCGCCTGATGGTTTTGCTAATAGTTTCAAAGTTGAATGCACTACAGCAAAAAGCAGTCTTGCTTCTGATAGCAGATTGTTCATTCTTCAGCACCTAGAAGGTCAGAACTTACAACAGCTAAAGAAAGGAACGTCTTCCGCTGAAAGCATAACCCTTTCATTTTATGTGCGTACAAACAAGACAGGTACTTATCAGGTTCATGTTGAGGACAATGACAACATTAGAATTATTGGCTCAACTTACACAGTTTCAACAGCTAACACTTGGCAGAAGGTAACTGTTACACTTGCTGGTGATACTACAGGTGCGCTTGATAACGACAATGGTGATAGCTTTGCTGTATTCTTTGCGTTAGTGGCTGGCACTGACAATTCATCAGGCGCAGTTCCTACAGCTTGGGAAGCCAAAACAAATGCAGACAGAGGCGCAGGGTTAAACGTAAACCTTGCTGATGCTACATCTAATTATTGGCAAATCTCTGGATTGCAAATGGAAATAGGCGAACAGGCCACACCATTTGAGCATCGGTCTTATGGGGATGAGTTGGCTAGGTGTCAGCGGTATTATTATAAAGTTGATGCCGCATTAAATGCTGATGAAATAATTGGGTCTGGATACCAAAGCAGTTCTACTCTGATAGACCTTACTATTCCTTTTCAAGTAACTATGAGGACTTACCCAACAGCACTTGAGCAAACAGGAACTGCAACAGATTATAAAATTCAACGTGCGCAAGGACAAACTACTTGTTCTGCTGTTCCTACTTTTGGCAGCGCAAATTTAGTGGCGGCTCGTATAAGATGCACTGTGTCATCTGGAATGACAACTGGCGAAGCCGCAGCTTTTAGATTTGGAACTACAGATTCATACTTAGCTTGGAGTGCTGAACTATAATGACCTATTCTGTACATTCAACAATTGAAGATAAAATTATCTATATAACATCTAATAATAAAGTTACTTGTATTGATACAAATCCTGAATTTCAATCGTGGCTGCGTGACAATCAAGACACCCTGTCTGACGATATTCAAGCCAAGATTGACGCTGGCGAACTAACCATACAGGATGCAGACTAATGAAGCCAGATGATTTGCTCATAGCGACAGGCGGTATCTCCGCACCGCTTTGGTTGCCAGCACTTAATCAGTACGTAGGTCTGGTATTTGGTGTGCTGTCAATTATATACGTGTCGTGGAAACTCTGGAATATGTATAAAGGTAAATAATTATGATGCAGTTCAAGGCATTTAAGCCAGAGGCAATGAACAAGATTGCAGGTGCTATGGGTTACTCTGGCAACATGGCGGAGTTTCAAAGATTTGTTGAGGCTGACCCACAACGTCAGGCACAAATGGATAGATATACCAATGCTGCACGTATGATGGCAAAGGGTGGTTCTGTACAGAAGTTTGCACCGGGTGGTACTGTAACATCTGCCTCTGCTCCTGCACAGTCTAGTTTCCCACCTTTTACTGCAGGTACTGTTAATGTAGCAGGGGCTAATCCTACAACACAAGCTACCACACCTCAAACCACAGCACAAACACCAACAACTCCACAGCAATTAAACATTGGTGATGCTACTGTACAGCGTATGTATCAACCTGCTGTACCCACTGGTGGTGTAACACAAGCTGCTATGACACCCATTACTACAGGTCAGCAAGTTGACCCAACTACAGGTGTTCTTACTGGTGGTGTTGCTGTAGGTACAGCACAGGCTATCACAGCGCAAGCCACACCTGCCGCACAGACTGCTGCTAATCAAGTGCAAGCTACACAAGTAGCACCTGCTGTTGATGCAGCTATGAATGCTACACAGGCCGCACAAGCTAATCCTCAAGACCCTCGTGCGCAGGTAACTGCTGCACAGCAAACTGTATCATCTGTAGGTAATCTTCAAGAAGCACAGGGTAATGCTATCCTGATGAATAACCCACAGCAGCGTCAGATACAGGCTGGTGAACTTATCAGTGGTACTGGTGTAGATGCTACTAAAGCTGCACAGGCTACTGCCGCTACACAAGCTGCTGCTGCGTCAGCACAGCCATCACAACAGGCTCTTGTGCAAGGTCAGATGGCAAATCTTATGACGCAGTTTAATGGTACTAACCCACCTGCATGGGCGGCTGGTGCTGTTAGACTCGCTAATCAACAGATGGCTGCACGTGGTTTAAGTGCTTCATCTATTGCTGGTCAAGCTATTGTACAAGCAGCTATGGAAGCATCACTTCCAATTGCGCAAGCAGATGCAAGTATTATTGCACAATTTGAACAACAGAACTTGTCAAACCGCCAACAATCTGCTATGCTTTCAGCAGAACAACGTGCTAAGTTCTTAGGTCAAGAGTTTGACCAGACATTTCAAACAAAAGTACAAAACGCTGCACGAATAGCTGATGTAGCTAATATGAATTTTACTGCTGAACAGCAGGTTGCTCTTGAAAACTCTCGTGTAGCAAATACAATGAACCTGCAGAACCTGTCTAATTCACAGGCAATGGTTATGGCAGAGGCTAGTGCATTAGCACAGTTAGATTCACAGAATTTAAATAATCGTCAGCAAGCTGCTGTACAGAACGCACAGAGTTTCTTGCAAGTTGATATGGCTAACTTATCTAATCAACAACAGACCGAATTGTTTCGTGCGCAGCAACGTGTACAATCTTTGTTTACAGACCAATCTGCAGAAAATGCCGCTAAACAATTTAATGCTAGTTCGCAAAATCAAGTGGACCAGTTCTTTGCTAACTTACAATCTCAAACTGCACAATTTAATGCGTCACAGCAAAATGCTCAGTCTCAGTTTAATGCTGGTCAAACAAATACTATTGAAAGATTTAACGCAGAACTTAATAACCAACGTGACCAGTTCAATGCGCAGAACCAGCTTGTAATTGCACAAAGTAATGCACAGTGGCGTAGAGAAATTGCTACCGCAGATACTGCTGCAGTTAATCGTGCTAACGAACTTAATGCTAGTGCAGTGTTAGATGTAAGTAAACAAGCATATGATAATCTGTGGACGTACTATGCTGATAGCATGGAGTGGGCATGGAAGTCTGCTGAAGGTGAATTAGAAAGAATGAGTAATCTTGCTGTTGCTCAGTTAAGTGCAAGCGCACAAGCTGATGCCCAGAAAGCTGCAAGTAGATCTGCTGCTGGTTCAGCACTTGGTGGTTTAATTGGTACACTAGGCAGTGCTTGGATACAATTCTGTTGGGTTGCACGTGAAGTGTATGGACCACAAGATTATACATGGTTGTTATTCCGTAATTGGATGACAAATAAAGCACCAAAATGGTTATTTAATATTTATGCTAAACATGGCGAAAAGTTTGCAGAGTATATTAGTGATAAACCTTATCTAAAAAAGATTATAAAATTTGCTATGGATAAAATTATTAAAAACCATGAGATGGAGTACAGACGTGGCATTAAATGACCCTACACCGCTTGCTCATCAAAACATGATGATGTATATGGAAAAAATAAAGCAAACCAAAAAACAGCCTATACAAGATAAGGGTGGTCTTCTTGGGCCAAAAAAGTCTATGCAAAAAGTAGATAATAACATGCGGATTGATGAGCCAAGATTGCGTATGGCTAGTTACATTGAGCAGATTCAAGCTAAACGTGAGGAAATAAGTAATGGCTGAGTTGATGCAACCAATGCTTGATGCACCTATTCCCGGCATGTCTATGACGCATGAGTTGGGTGCTAGGCCGTGGCAAAGTCCACCGCAATATAATACTGTGGAAGAGGCACTAGACTATTACATTCCTCGTTTGCAATCAGATGAAGTATCTGAGCAACTTCTTGACGTGATGGAACTTGGTATTCCTGTTACAGTGATTGCTAATACTATGCAGCTTGCGGCTGTCATGGAAGGTAAACACACAATTGATGTAGGTATGTTAGTGCTACCTGTTCTTGTGGAACTTATAATGCTTGTCGGTGACTCAGCTAAAATAGAATATAACTCTGGATTAGAAAAAGATAAGAAAATAAGAAGTTCTCTTGTTGATTTAGCGAAAGATAAATTTATAGAAACTGAGGGGGAAGATGAAGAAGGCGCATTGAACCCTAAAGAATCTGAAAAAACTATAGAAGATATGAAAAATGCTGCTGAAGAGCGTATCGGTGGCTTAATGTCTAGGAGTGTATAATGTCATTTTTTACAGGTTTTGTAGAGGGTTTAGCTACAAGTGCCAATGAAGCATTACAAAATGATATCAAGCGTATTAACACTCGCATTGATGACGTTGCTAATATAAAATTTAAACGTGCTTTGGATGACCAAGAAGAGCGAAAAGAAGAATATAACGAAGTTAGCAGCCTTTTAAAAGAGGCGGGGGCTTTGTTTGACAATGACCCTTATGCAGCAGATTACGCTGCTGGATTATTAAAAAATTCAGGAAGTATAAATGCTTTTAAGAAAACTATAGAAGAAATTAGGGCAGCAAAAAAAGGTAATGTACCTCTAGCACAGTTTGTTCAAAGAGCGTCCGTTGATTCACCTTCGGGTACATACAAAGATTATGCAAACGCTTACGTTGATTCAAGTAGAACTTTACCCGATTCTCCCCTACCAAAAGACACTTCAAATGCTGGAGGACTTATATCCTCAATACTGGGTAAGCCTATTGATATTTCTTCTAGGGCAGATACACAAGTAGCAAGTCAAATGGAAGCTGCAGGTATTGTCCCAAGAAAAGAGACAACTCTTACTGCTCCAGAAATTACCTTTGATAGAGAAGGTATTCAAATGTATCAGATGTCTCCATCTGAACGAGTTACCTACATTCGTGAAGAGTTGGCACGTCCTAGTATTGGAGATGAAAGAACAAAAGAACTAAAAGGTTTCTTAACCTCTAATCTTGAACAAGCTAAAAAAGAAGGCGATTTAAAAACTCAGCTAAGTGCTTTAGAAACACAACTTGGTTATGCCGATACTGACGAAAGAAGAACCCAATTAAAAGGTTCTATGAAATCAATTAATCGTCAAATTTCTTTAAATAATGCGTTAGATGAAAAAAGCAAATTACTTGTACAAGCTGAACATGCTTCTCAAGATGGAAACCCAGATGAAGCACGTAAATTAAAACGTCAAGCAGAGGATATGACATCTGGACCTACTGTTGAAGTTCTTATAGCACGTTCAAGAGAAGATTTAGATTCTTCTGTAAGTTTATATATTAGAACTGATGGTAAAGAAGGTATTGCGCCTGACTCTGAGGAAGCAAAAAATAAAATGTCAGAGATTGACGCTCTTCAACTTGCGGCAGATAAAAATTCTGGAGCATTAAAATTAGATATAGCTGATAGAACTGCAGCAATAAATATTGTTGATAGTGCGTTTCAAGATACCCTTAAAGCTGCTGTAACGGCAAGACCTAAATTATTTACAACAGATGAGTTTAAAAAACCTGTAATTATACCCGGCCTTGAAGATGACCTTCTACTAGAAGCACAAGCTATAGAACGAAAAGCTATGACGGATGCAGTAGATAATGCTATTTCTATGACGGACAGTGTTAAGGAAAAAATAGCTTTAGAATTTTATAGAGACCAACTTTTAATGCAGGGAAGAGTTAATCCTAAAACAGAAGATAAAGATACCGATGTTTCTGAACAAACTGCAGACACTCTTTCACCAGAAGGACAACAAAAACCCCCACAAAAATCGCCACTTAAACCTGACCTTACAGTAGGTGAAGTAATAGTTCCTGCTGCGAATATTGAAAGTATGGCATCAGCAAATAAAATTGACTTTGCTACAGCAAAAAAAGGCATTACTAGATTAGTACAAGACTATAGTCCAAATAACATTGACAGTGCTGATGAGTTTGCTATGGAAGTGCCTCCAGAAAAATTTGAACAAAGACTTACGCAAATAGATTCAGTAGGAGTGTATTCACCAGAATGGATTTCAGAAGCACGAACAGCTTTTAAAAATAGAATGAGTCCTATTAATAAAGCTGTTGATATAGTTCAAAATACTTTTGGTTACGATAGTAAATTAATTAGGACAATTGCAAGAAACTTAGGAGTAGATAAAGTTGAAGCTGAACGACTTTTAATTCAGGCTAAAAAAGAAATAAAAAGACAAGAACAAGAGGAAAAAGCAAATGCTCCAGTTTCTAGTCGTAGAACAGCAAGAACAGGTTATGATAAAAATAATGGCGGCTTAATGTCAAGGTAGTAAAACGTGAGTATTTTTGATGATGATTTTACTTCCATACTAGAAGAGAAATCAAAAAAACCTATAGTGCCGAGTGCAGCAGTCAGTGAACAAATGTCTGCCATTCAAACACGTACATCTATTGATGACGGTGGTATATTTGACACTTATTCTGATGACAACTATGAAGAAAATGACTTCCAAGCTGCACGTACACGTAATTCTTTGGAGGCAAATCCTGCCCTACGTAATGCAGCAAAGAGGTTTTTAAACGATAGATTAGGCGTAACTGACGTAGATGATGAAGATGTTATGGACGAATTTGTTGAACATTTTCGTAAGTTTAACGTAAATGAAATGACTGCTGCTGGAGATTTTAATTATGTCTCTGGTTTAGCGGCAGACGCAACTGGAAAGACAGACTTAGATGCAAAAAGACGTGACCTAGCAAAGCAGAGACTTGCAGATTATCGTTTGCTTTATACATCATTTCAGGACTTACCTAGTTTTCATGGTGGTGGATGGGAAACCTTCGGAGACTATGCTGAAGGTATTATGACTGCACCATCTACTTATGTTGGACTACTTCTGCCCGGTGCAGGTAAAGCAGGTGGTGTTGCAGCTACGCAAGCAGCTAAAGCCGCTACTCAAAGTGTGCTTATGTCTGCATTGTCCAAGGTAGCACCTACTCGTGCTTTAGCCCTAGCTGCAGCTAACCCTGTAAAAACAGCCGCTGGAGTTGAGGCTGTAGCAGGTTCATTGCAAGATATTGCAGCGCAAAAAACAGAATTAGAAGCAGACTTGCGTGATGACTATAATATAGGTCAAACACTATTGACAGGTGCAGTTAGTGGTGCGCTACCTGCTGCTGTTGGTTTGTATGGACTAAAAGGCGGCGTTAAACAGGTAGCTGAAAGAAACACTGGAGACCTATTGGGTGATGCAGAAAAGTCTATTATTGCCCGAAATGAGAAAGCAGAGGAAGCTGCTGATAAGATATTAAAAGAAAATGATGTAGTTGCAAAAGATTTAAGTTCTATATTATCCTCTCTTGACCCTAAAAAAGCTAAAAAAGGAAAGGCAGTTGATGAGAAAAAACCGCTTGACCCAGAACAGGTTCAGGCAGGTAAGGAGCAGTTTGAAGAATTGTCAGAAGAAGCTGGTATTACTCCAGACTTTATACTGTCTTTTGACGAAAGCAGAAACAAAAGAATATTTGGTGCTGTAGTAGAATTAGTTAAAGATGGAAAAATTGATATTGATTTATCAGACCCCAACAAACGTGTTACTGAGTATGTTGCAGATGCGGTTCGTAAATTAGCTAAAGATGAACCTGAAGAAGCAGAAAAAATATTTAAAGGTTTAACTGATAAATATAACATCACTGGAGATGATTTTGCAAATCTATTTATGGCAGATATCTCAGACGCTGCGCGTAAGCTGGGACAGGCAGGTGCAGCATCCAGAATATTTTCACGTCTAAATGGTGTAGCTGGTGATGATATATTTAATCTAAGTACACAGACAAAAGAACTTATACTGAAAGCTACTGAAGACATAAAAAAAGGGGATACACGTTCTGCTCTTGACATGCTGGGTGTTGCGGATAAAGAGCAAGCAAAGAAGTCTGGTATAAATCTCATGGAAGATTTACGTGAAGGTTTACGTAAAGCAGATGAACTTAGACGTTCTGCTATGACATCTCAAACTGCCACAACTATTCGTAATACTGCATCTGGTGTATCCCGTGTTGGTATAGATTTAGTTACTAAAGGTTTGGATAGAGGTATTGCACGTTCTATACACGGATTAACAAATGGAAAATTTGGGTATAAAACAGGTTTTACAGACACTCCAAATGAAGACATATTTGCTGTTGCCGTAGGTATGATAAATACAAAGGAAACAGCAGCAATTGAAGAGATGTTTAAACGTGGGTTCGCACAAAAATCTACTCAGTTATTTAGAGAAATGCAGGATGTTATTGATAGTGCAATACCAGATTCCGCTAGAACAAGTAAGCTACGTGCTTTGGGAAGGCAGTTAAATGCTCTTAATACTGCATCGGATAATGTATTTAAAAGAGCAGCTTTTGTAGGAAATTTAAAAAGAGGTTTGAATGAACAGTATGCAAAAGGCATACGTGATGGAAAAACTCTAAACAAAGATGATTTTAATCTTCGTAACATTGTTCGTGATGGTAAATTTAATGACGTATTTAACACTAAACAAGGAAAGCAAGTATTAGATACTGCAATTGATGAGGCACTGTACTTTACATATCAAAGAACACCGGATAATTCTACAGCAAAAGCCATGATTAACCTTGCTCATAGCGCACCTTTCTTGACTACATCCCTTGTGCCTTTTCCAAGATTTATTGCAAATGCTCTTCGCTTTACATATGAGTATTCACCTTTATATTTATTACAGGGTAGTTTTAAATCTTTAGTCAAAGATGAAAATAATTACGAAGAAGTTTCTAAGGCACTTGTAGGCACAGCAGGTCTATATGGTGCTTTAGCATTTAGAGACAGTGAGTATGCTGGAGAAAAATGGTATGAAGGTAAACTGCCTGATGGTAGCACCTTTGACATGCGACCATTTTTTCCTGCAGCACCCTATTTATGGGCTGCGGATATGATGAAACGACACAGAGATGGTGACCCTATTATGGGTGAAACCAGTTTCTTTACTGAGGGTCTACAAGCACTTTCTGGTACGCAGTTTCGTGCTGGATTTGGTATATACGCTATTGACAAAGCCGTTGAAGACATGGCAAATGCAAAGGATAGTACAGAAGCATTAAAGCGCATTGGTGTAAATATGGCTGCTAATATTGTAAATACTTATTCAATTCCAATTACTGCAGGTCAAGACTTATATAATACATTTCTTTCTGAGGATGAAGAAAGATTGGTTAGAGACAACAAAATAACTGATTTAACTAGCCTTTTTCTAAACAGGTCACTTGCTCGTGTGCCTATGAACTTCAGACTACAAAAGTTTTTAGCAGAAAGTATGGGGACAACAGCACCAGAGATTTATCAAACACCGACACGTGCTGGTGTACTAAGAAGAACAACACCTTTAACTCGTCAGTTTTCTGGTATTTTAAAAAATGAAAGACGTAATTGGTTTGAAAAAGAATTAGAAAAAATAAAAGTCAGTAAGAAAATTATTGGGCGTAAAACTGGTGTGCCAGAAGCTGATGCAATACTAAACCAACATTTTGGTGAGTACATTGAAGATTACGTTACCCCCATATTACAAAACTCTAAAGATTATGAAAAAATGACTGCATTAGAGAAAAGAAATATGATGGTCAATGTTATTTCAAGGTACAAACAGGATATTGAGCAGTTTGCAAGAAGAAAAGCAAAGCTGCAGAAACAAAATTTAAAATCAAAGTATGGGTTTAATCCTCTGGAAGTGGCAGACTTTAAAAAATATTCTAAGTTTGCTAGAGATAAAGCCTTCACAAGGTATCACGAAGTTAATGGTAAGCCTGAAAGCACCACTGATTATAATTATGATGAACTTATATACTATGCAAAGTACTATGATGAAGTCGGCAAGTTGAGTAAAAAAGAAATGTATGATTAAAACAAAGGGGGCAATTAAGCCCCCTCTTTTTATGTCTAACGATTATCTCCGTCCCCACCTATCTTACCTCTACTCTCCCTGTCAGCCAGCTTGCTGTAATTTTCCTGTGCAATCTCTGACAACGTAAAGCCTAAGTCGTTAGCTAGGTTGGCACAGTACCAAAGTACGTCACCAATCTCTGAGGCAATCTCTACTTTCTTTACCTCAAATGCTTCCTTATCTGCCCCATCCCTGATGAACTTCTTTACCTTGTTTGCTACCTCACCTGCCTCTCCTGTAAGTCCTAGTGCAGGGTAGAGTATACGGTGTGTTGCTGGATAGATGGCAAACTTTACTGCCTTTATTTGGTACTCATTCATTTCCATATCTTTATATTTCTCCTTCATCCACTGTTTAGCTTGCTGTTCCAGAGTCATCTGCAGTATCCTCTTCTTGTACAATAAAGAACTTACTTAGCATCTCTAGCTTATCGTGGTAGTTAGCCACTTGTTCTAACTCTATTTCTATTGACTCTAATATATCCTGATGCTCACCTATACCTGCTGGGTTTTCTAATAGCACCTCAATATTTGCGAGGTGTTTATTTATATGACCAGCAAAGTGTGACCGGGAAGCGTTGATAAGTACCTGCCGTAAACTCATTTTTTGTCTCCTTTAACTTGTTTCATTATACTATGTGCTTTTCCTAGCGATATTTTATACTTTTTAGAAAGCTGTCGTATGCTTAGTTTGTGGCAGTCTTTAGAAAATCTATTCATGTTAATAGGTATCTTTGGCCTACCTTGTTTTTTCTTAGGTTTATTATACTCTGTTTTTTTAAATCTGTGCTTAAAAAATACAACGGTATTCAAAGCTGTGTTAAGTGTAACCATTGCAAGCAACCACCATTGCCACCATAGTAATGTAAACTGTCCTGTATCGTCAAGCATTTTCTTCCTTTTCTTTGTCCTTATAATGTGTTGGCAGTCTCACATCCATTCTCTTAGCTTTCCCGGCCTATCCCTACCACTAGTGCTGCGGCACTCATAAGTGGCCTCTTGAATTAAAGGGTCTACAGAAAGTACCAACGTATATTTTATTCTTACCACCAACCCATCTTCTGCGTATTGTGCATAATGATGGCTAGGCAAGCAAGGACATGAAGGATAACCCAAGCAGTTCTAAGTATTGCTACTTTGTTTGCTTTGTCATCGTCATCATATGCCTTGCTGCCCATTGCTTTACACCAGTACTCCCACATTATGCTGCACTGATGTCCACTACTTCACAAACGCCAGCAGTACATGCCAACTCACGTCCACCTGATGTAGTGTCTTCCTTCTCAAAGTCACTCAGCAGTACCCAATCAATAGCTGATGGCATGTTTGCCTTCATCTCTTTGTACTCTTCTTCTGTACAATCCTGATAAGGTGCTTGCTTGTAAGTATGCTCACTGAACGGTAGGAAGCTGATGCCTGACACTTCATCAAAGTGTTCATACACCCATGAGCCTACATCCATCCACTCATCTTCCTTCACAGAGATTGTGACTGAAGGTTTATGCTCACACCAATGACGTTGATACAGTAGCCACAACTCAAGCTGCTCAATAGCTGTCATCTCAGTACGTGTTACCGCACCCATAGGTGACTTCATTGGGAAGCTGAACACTGTAGTTGAGTCAGGCTTCATGACATCCGGCTCTGATGGAATACCCTGTGCAATCATAAACTGTGTTAGTGGGTCTTTGTTATCACCACGAACAGTACGAATGTAGTAAGGGTTATGACGGGCATGAATACCTGATGCACTGTCTACCAACTGTGATACTGTACCACTAGGCTTAACACATGTGATGGCGGTTGACTGTGGTATCTTTAACTTAGCTGCCATATTCTTGTTTGCATTGATTGCTACATCCTTCAGTGCTTCAAGAGTAGCACCAATGTTTGTACCAAGACTAGCAGACTTACCTGACATCAATTGATTGTCTAAGATACCTGTTAGTGATACACCCAACAGCCGTTCTTCCTCTGTGTTATTCTTCCATATCTTACGTAGATACTTGAAGCTAGTCAGAGTAGATTGGAACGTACCCAAGATTGTAGCCAAGCGTACTTTCTCAGTGAGTGTTTCATGTGTGTCACCCTCACGTACAACTACCTCAGACAAGTTACAGAACTGGTATGGACGCAAGATAATTTCACTACATGGGTTACACCCAAAGTCTTGGTTAGCATCCCGTCTGCCATTCTTAGCTGCTTGTACTTGTGCAGACTGACGGTTGAATATGCCACGCTCACCAGACTTACTCTCGTACAGTGACAGCCATTCACGCATGAATGTACCCATCTGCGGCTTCTCTTTGTAGGCAACGCTGTTGTTTGCAAGCGCACGTTGTCCTTCGTTTTCCCACCACATACCTGCTTTAGCATGACTCATCTGGTCATCATTCAGGTTTGATAGGCTAATGAGTGCGCTTCGTCTGACCCCTCCGACAACTACAACCTCACCAATCTTACACATGATATCGTGACACTCAACAGGGTAGAGCCTACGACCTTTTGCTGCCTTGAACTTATCAATGATAAACTCAAACAGTTCTTCTAGTGGGGCAGGGCCACTGGCACGACCACCGAATGTCTTGAGCCTTGCACCTGCAGGGCGTACCTCTGATACATCCCACTTAGGAATCTGTCCAGTGTACAGCATGGCAATCAGTTCCTTCAGTGACTTAGCCCAACCGGGGCGGCTGTCACCTACCTTGATGATTGTGTCTGTATCATGCATATCTTCATTCACAATAGGTAACTTCTCAACGTGATGACGTTCTACTGAGAAGCCAACGCCAGTGCCACACATTAAGATGTACATTGTCTCATCAAATGCACGTGGGCTATCAATGGGTACATATGAACAATTGTATCCACCTACATGGCAACGGTCCAGTGCTGGTCCAGATGTCATTAAGGCTCTCATGCTTGGCATGATGTCTTGGTTTAGTACTGCATCTTCTAATTCTAAGCGCAGTTCAACTGGTAACTTATACTTATGGTTTGCCTTTAGATGGCTCTCCATGTAATCAAAGTATCGTGTTACCGTTTCAGTCCATGTCTCTCGCCTTTGTTCTTTCTCTTTCCACCTTGCGTAGCGAGATAACGCAATGAAGTTCTGGTAGTCTGTAGGTAAATGATTGCTTAACATAAAGTTACTCCTGTATTATTTTAATGTTGCGTATATCTGCACCGTCTATGTCATAGAAGTATTCACGTATGCCTTCTTCTATCTCTTCCCCTACGTTTTCATCTGCAGGTACAGGGTATTCGTCAGGGTCTACATCAATGGTAATAAACACTTTAACTCTCATCATTGTATAGACCCTCTGTTTCTACTATCAGTTTGTCCAAATACCAACGGGCTTTCTTTAAGTCTTCCGTACCGTTCTTGTAGCGATATCGCCACAGGTACTTCATGATATTACCCTGTAGATAAAACTCAAAGCCCTCTCCTGTAGCTGCAGCAATAGCGTCAATGCATTCAATGCCAGACTCATTGTAGTGAGGTGGACTATTTACCATATCTAGTTTATCTACTACACGATTGGCAGTAGCATCTAACTCTTCCATAATTTTTTTGTAGCTTGTCATCATGCACTTCCTTTCGTCTTAGTACCAAAGTCAATAGTAATAATATTGTCTTCTCTGTCCACAACAGTTGGGCCTTCCTCTAGTTCTACCAGATACTCCTTCTCTTTGTCAACAATATCTGTAACATATTCGTGAACTAAATTACGAAGTTCTTCATTGTATTCCATGATTGGTACAGTGGATGCAAGCATCTTGCAGAAGTGTGTCAGTTGAAAGTAATCTTCATCGTCAAAGCTGTTTTCTGGCTGGGTTATAATTGCTAGGTCAATCTCACCATTCCATGAACCCTTTCTGTCTTTGAAAGGTCTTACACGTATAACGAAATCATCTTCTTCTATTGCTGTAAATTCATTTTCTTCCATGTTCACTTTCTCCTTTTTATCTTGCCGCCCTCAAACTTAATGAATGAGGGGTGTTTGTTCTTGCCTTTTTCTTTCAGCCAATCTTCTGGTATGATGCGGTCGTAGCATCTAAGACCATACTTGTCACACCACTCACCATAAGTAGACTTAGCACCTTTACGTAGCTTTCGTCTGCTGTTTTCAAAGACAAAGCGTATATCAAGATGAGGATGTTGCCGTTTGATAGCTAAGTGTTTGCGCCTGTCTGCGGCTGTGAACATTCCTTTACTCTCAATTATTATCCCATTGGGAAGTATAAAGTCTGGTGTATAAGTACGGTAGGCTAGGTCTTCCCACTCTATCTTAATGGTCTCATAGTCAAAGTCAATCTTTAACTCTTTGAGATACTCAGATAGTTTGACCTCTAAGCCTGACCGATACCCATACTTACGTGCCGCTTTAAACTGCTTGAAGTTATGCCGCATCGTATTCCTCTGATAGTTTGATGTACGAAACAATCTTAGGCTCACGTGCCTTTGACTTAACTGCTGGTAACTCCTTCATGTTAGGCCAGCAAGCATGTCTGTAAGAGCAGAATGTACAACCCTTGTTTAGTACAAGGTTGCCTGTCTCTTTACCGTTGAATGTTTCCTTCTCTGGTTCAAAGCACCTCTCTAAGTCATCACTTAGTGCTTTATCAATGTTCTCCTCAATCTTACCTAACTCTGTGTCCATGTCTAAACCCTCTGCGGGTACATACTTGAACTCACCGTTGGCTTTGTTTACAACCCACCAGCCGCCAGCTTTCTTCCCAGCCGCTGCTGCATATCCTGCAAGCTGTCCAACATATCCAAAGCTGTCACCATTTGCAAGGGTTTCGTATGACTCAAACTTGTTTCTGTAGGACCAGTCGGAAGCCGATTTAATATCATCAACTGCATCCCGAATGACAATATCATATGTCCCAGAAATAGAATGGTCAGGCAACTCCAAAGTAACCTTTTTACTATCTTCATATGCCACTCCTGCTTCTTTGAGTAAACCTTTGAACACTGCCTCAACGATATCACCAAGCATCATGTTCATTACGAATGTTGTAGGCCGGGGCAATGCTGTCTCTGGCTTGTTCTTTTCAAACCAAAGCTGACAGGATGGCCTACCTATGTTAGACATACGTAAGCCAAACCCATCACGCTTATTGCCCCCGCCAAACTGACGTTTTAGTGCATCTGATACATCCTGTGCAACTTGCTGGATGGTATCATCTGACATGGACGTAGTGCCTTTGACAGCATTCTCCATGTATTGATACAACGCCATTTCAGCAGGGTGGTTCATTATGCTACCTCATCGTCAAGTTCAATGTCTACAACATCATCTATGTTAAGTTCATCCAGTTCAGCGTCTGCCTTGCTGGTAGCCTTTTCTGCATAAGCATTGATGATATACTCGTTGTAATTCTCTACCCATGACATGAAGTCAGCAAATGTCTCTTGCTCTGTGTCGGTTAGTTCAAGAGTGTTAGTCAAGTCCAGTGACATAACAGGAAGATAGAAGCTGTTACCATTAGGTAGCTTACGCTCTTCTGTGTTACCTGTCATGATGTGCTGTACAGGATACCGCTTCATCTTGTTTAGCTTAGTAAACAGTTGACCCACATCCTTGAAAGCATCACGGTTCTCAATCTCCCAGATAAAAGGTGTCTCAGGAACGTCAGCAGGATTGCCATTTGCATCTACTGCGTCTACCAATTCAACTGTACCTAACACAACACGAACCCGCTTAATCTGCTTGATTAGTTCCTGTGTCTTCTCTGGTAGTGATTTAAAGTCAGCGATGTAGCCAGCAGGTTTACCGCAGTTAAAACCACCATCATTATCTTTCAGGTCAATGTTTAAGTTGTTAGCCATCACAGTCTTTACGTAACGATTAGGATTACCACCACTGCCCATGACAAACTTCTTATACATGAAGCGTTGTAGATAAGGACGCATCTTAATAGACGTGCCATAGTAAGTAGGCCCATCAGGAATATCCATCTTGTATGTACCACCCTTAACCAGAATCTTATCTGAGCCAAGAATTGGTGAGTGGTTGATACGAAGACGAGCCAGTGTACTGGTTTGCTTTTTAGATGCTCCACCTTCGGAGTCAATGCCCATTGCTGATGCCATTGCTGCGAAGTTGTTAGTGTCAATTGTTGTGATTGAAGTCATGTTATATCTCCTATTCAGTTTAAGTTTGGTAGTTATATCAGATAACGTCTTTAGTGTCAAGCCAATTCGGACCTATTTTTGATTCTAGTAACAGTGGAACATTGAACTTTATTCCCCATCTAAGTGTAATCAAATCTGGTAGGTCATCATTTGTTTTGTTGATTAAATCAATTACCTGTTGTTCTTCATCTGGGTGTACGTCAATAACAATACTATCATGCACTGTGTTGACTATACAGGATTGCATACCCTTTAGCAAGCGTTCAATGTGAAGCAATGCAATGGGTACAATGTCTGCTGTAGCAAACGACTGCACGGGGTAGTTCTTTATCTGTGTAAAGTGAGACACCCTGCCGTTGTGCTTACGAACTATATCAGGGAAAGCGAACTCACGCCCTGATGGTGTAGTAATCTTGCCTGTGTTTATAGCCTCTTTAGCCAATCGGGAATGCCAAACTGCGACCCCTTGGTATTTGTCATTGAAGTGTGTGTAGTACGCTGCTTCCGCTGGTGTTCTTCCGTATCCAGTTGCTCCGTAGAGTGGTGCAAACGTATGCGCTTTTGCATCCTGCCTACTCGTAGGTTGACCAGCATCAGTAATAACTTTAGCGGTGTATGCATGTACATCAAATCCAGTAGATACTTCCTCAATTGCTACTCCATCTTGTGATAAGAATGCGGCAGTACGAAACTCTAGCTGTGCCATGTCAGCTTCAAGTATCTTACCACCATTAAACCTAGATACAAACACCTTCTTTACAGGGAATGTACCGCCACGTGGCATGTTCTGCATGTTAGGGTTAGCACCACTAAATCTACCTGTAGATGTACGGTGTTGTAACAAACGTACATGCAACTTACCATCTGACTTTGTGAACATACGTATGCCCTCAACAAAGGATGATAGATAAGTATCTACTGCAGACAATCTGCGTACCTTAGATAGAAAGTCAACCGCATCTGTAAGTCCTTTAGACTTGGCAGCACCTTCTAGTATCTCAAGGTTCTGTTTGCTTGTACTAAATCCATTAGCACTAGCCCACTTAGCAGACGGTGGTTTGAACTTTAGTCCAGCCAAGTCTTGAGTAGATACAAACAAATAACCAGACCCACTACAATTCGTACATCTGTTAGGCTTAGCAAATGGTGTTCCATCTTTCTTTACCTTTCTTATGTAGCCAGTGCCATCACATTCTGTACACTGCTCTGCCTTAGTCTTATACACACGCTCTGTACCAGCAGACATCAGGCTACGGAAATCAGCATCATCCATGTAAGGGTCAATGGCATTGCCCCAATACTGTTTGTCTAACACCTTACGTCCATACACTACCCAAGATAGTTGTTCTGGACTATTAAGATTAATAGGGCTATCGCCCATAAGATTCCTAACGTGAGCCTGTAATTCATTGGTCAATGTCTCCTTCTCCTGTAGAAACTCGTCATGAACTTGCTGTAAAGCTGTCATGTCTACAGTAAAGCCCCGTTGATACATACGAGCAAGAGTAACACACACTTCATTAGTAAGTGTCACACTATTCATAAGCCCTGCATCATCAGGGGTATTTAGTTTGTACATCTGCCTGTCAGACAGTTGCTGAGTAGCATGTATGTCAGCAGACAAGTACTCTGCCAACTTAGGATAGTTCATATTGTAAGCTGTGCCACCACTGTTCAAGTGTTCCTTTAGACTGTCTTGCTTCTGTGTAGCCAACTCATATCGTTCAGCACATGCCTCAAGCGTTAGTGGTTCTTTCAGGCCACGTTGTAACACATACTCTGCAAGCATAGTGTCAAAGACTGCACCATCATATGTAAAGCCTGACTCCCATAGCCACATCAAATCGTGGGCGGCATTGTGCATGATAAGTACTGTTGCCTTATCTAACCACTCTTGTACCAGAGCATGTCCGTTTGGGGTAGGTGGACAATCCTGATGGTCAAATGTAACCAGCCGTTCTTCACCTGTATCGGTAAGCATACCAATCATAGTCAAAGAATTGTCAGGCTCAAAGGGGTCAAGGTGTAACTTACCACCCCTCTTCTGTCCTACATTCTCTACGTCTAGTGTTAGCTTCATCCTTCGTACCTCGCTGTCTTGTAGTCCAGTTCCACATTCACCATACCGTGCCAGCCATTCAGCTTGTTCTTCACGATATTGATGTGCCGCATTGGACTATCTTCTTCCTGTCCTTCTACTGTAGCTGCCTTACCAATCAGTATCATCAGGTCAGCCTCTGCTGCCTTACCAGTACGTGAACCTTCCATCATGGACTGATTGAGTGTGGTACGTCCTTCTGCCTCTGCAGATAGCTGAGACATATAGAATACAGCACAGTCATACGTCTTTGCTATCTGTCTAGCATAAATAGCACAGGCTTTCAATGCCTCGTCTGGTCTGGAATATGAACCAGCTACACCAAACTTGTCACCCATGTCAAGCACCAGTATGTCAGGCTTGTACGCTTTACATACAGACTCAACCCAAGGCATATCACGACCACCAGCATCTTTAATCTTGATGTTGTTCATCACAGGTTCGTACAGTGCTTTAGCCTTACCCATGTTGCTCTTCACCTCTGCGGCAGACATACCTGCTGCTGCCGTAAGGTATCTAGCACCGACACGGTGGGTAGGTTCTTCGTTACACAAGATAACACACTTAGCACCCTGATGTGCAAACCCACCCGGTGCAGCAATCAAGCTGGCATGGAAGGATGTCTTACCTGTGTTAGGTCTAGCACCTACCTCAATAAGCTGACCGCCACTGACACCTTCTACCTTACGTGTTACTGAGGGTAGATTGAACTGCCAACGTGCTTCCAACTCTGCCTTTGCCATGAGTGTTTCAATACTAATATCATCCCACTCAATGTTAAGGTTAGGTACAAAGTCATCACCATACCGTTCAAGCAGACTGCGGAGTGTTTCCAGTGTAGTAGCATCACCATTGACCATATCAAAGCCAATGTTTGCCACGTCCTCACCCACTACCTGTTGAAACAACTTAGACAGCACCTCTTGTGCAATGTCACTACCCATAGGCTGTTCCCTCTTGACCTGTGCAAACAGGCTGGCAAAGGCTTGCTTCTGTGCTGTAGTAAGCGTTGGATTGTTGGACATGAACAGTGCTTCAATCTCATCGGGTGAGACAGTACGTTCATACCTATCCATTGCTGTATCAATTGCCTGTTTAATCTTACGCACATCCTTACTGAACAGGCGGTCAGGACATTTAGAACCACGATGGTCATCGTAGAACGACTTGTCCATAAGGCTGCGTACTAGGGCTAGTTCCATATTAATTATCTCCCATGTTGGTTAGGTTTTCAAAGTCTGTTGGGTTGCGGTATTTCAAATCATCTGTCAAGCGCAGGACACGAACATTATCTACATGCCCACGTAGTTCCTTTGCCATCTGTAGGGTCTTAGGTAGTGCGTCAGGGTCTAACGCAATTATTGCCGTTGAGAACTGTGAGAGATACCTCTTGTGTGATTCGGATAGTGACGTACCCAACACGGCAACCCCACACCATACGTCATTACCCACAACTGCGGCACTCACACAGTCCTCAACAACTACAGCGACTTTACCATAACCATGTATGTATGGCAAGCCACTATTTCCGTACCGCTTCCATTTAGGTAGGCGATGTGTCAATGCACGTCCTGTTGCATCAACAATCTTTGTACCATGCCTAACAGGAAATACGGCACGTTGCTCCTTCACATCATACATCAAGCCTAACTCTTCATGGTCAAGACCATACAATTCCATAGCCCATTCAGCCACGTCAAAGTTAGCAGGTACAATGTATTCTGGCAGAGTGAATGTTTCCTGAGAAGCAAAGTCATCTGCACCGGAGAAGCCAGCACGTATGTCATCCACTGTTAGATGAACACGAGTGCCGCCTTTGATGCCACAAGAAGCCTTGTAACAATTCCACACAAGAGAACCCATGTTATTAGTGACAGTGAATGTCTTGTACCCATTACAGTTAGGACAATTCATTCTCTTTGTATTACCATTAGGTATATCTATATCACTTATAATGTTTAATATATTATTATACATATATCACTCTCCTGTGCGGCACTTGTCCATGCTTATATCATGCATTTCTCGTGTCGTCAATGCATAATTCGCACTTGCAAATGTATTTTTCATGTATGGTTTAACTGACTGTGGGTTACTATGTCCTGTAACCGACATGATTTGTGCCATACCGACACCAGCTTCAACCATTTCGGTTGTGCCTGTCCTACGTAAGTCCATCAGACGTAACTCCTCTGGTAGCCCTGCAAGCCTCATCACTTGCCGACCTGCTTTGGACAGTCTATCTATACTGTATGGATGATAAGAGCCACTGACAGGTCTTGGACGGGGAACAACGTACTGTTGAAAGCCGAAGTCATCCTTCTGCTGTACCAGCATAGCTGTAAGGTCATCACTGATAGGTAGAGTTACTTCTGCCCTACGCTTTGACTGTTCAAGAAACAGCTTCTGTTCATCCAAGTCCAGCACATCCCATGTAAGCAACCGCATGTCACCCAGCCGCTGACACCATTCGTATGCCATGTGTACAATCAGGCCAATGTTACGATAGGCAAAGTCACCATAGCAGAATGACAGGAACTTCTGTATGTCCTGCTCTGTCCATACAACCTTGCGTTGTTTAGGTGTCTTACGTTTGATGTTAGCAAAGGGATTGCTAGTGGTGTACTCCATCTCCATTGCGTACCTGTACACAAGTGATGACACAGTACACACATGGTTTGCAAACGTGATGCCACGCTTTACCCATTCTTCGTATGCGTGTTTGGCTTGCTTGCTTGTCACTTCGTTGTATAACTCATTGCCAAACTCACCGACCAGTACGTTGAGAAAGTATTGATAGTCTTTCTTAGACTTCTCTCTCAACATACTGAAATCGTTGGAAGAATAGTATGTCAATACTAAATCTTCTACGGTCTTCATTTATAACTCCCGACCTCTGTTGTGTGTTGTATGATGTCATAGGCAGGGTCATCCTCTTCCCAAACATCACATATAGTAACGTCTAGCATTTTGGGTGTTGCATATCTTTTCATCAACTCAGCTATCTGATTAACCGCATCGGCCTCATCAACAGCATCAGTATCATAACGCAACCACCCATCACACCACTGTGGCTCTACAGTAACTATGTGTCTTTTCTTTTTCATGCTGCAATCAACTCCTTGAACGGCTTGCTTTCAATCCACTGTGATACCTTGTTCTCACGTTGGAACATGGACACAGCCGTTGTATCCTTGCCAGTGTTACGTAGGTTGAAGCCGTTACGTTCATCGGCATAGCTGGCATAGTTAGTAAAGGCAGAGTACAGTGACCAGACATTCTGTCCACGCACACTCGCCTCTTGATTGTATAAGCCGAACATCTTTTCTGCCATGCGGTCAGACTTTAGCAGTGTCTCAAGCATAGCTTTAACATCACCTACATACAGAGGCTTGTTAGCCCAGCCTTGCAGACGCTCTGACTGTGCATAGAAAGACTGCGTAGCTTCACGTAGGTCACGGATGAACCTGTCCATTGTAAAGTTAGCAGTGTTCTTCCTGCGTATCTTGTCATGCTCACCACGTATCATGCCATTGGTGCAGAAGAAATCAATAGCACCAAAGAATGTCTGGTTAGAACAACTACCATCAATGCCATGCAAAGCAATGATACGCTGGGCAATAGTAGTGCTGTGTTTGTCTGTCTCAATACGGGCAGTCACATTAGGCAGGGTCATGTCAAGCATAGCCCATGCATTCTGCCGGGCGGTACGCCACTTCATGTTCATGCTGTCGCACTGCTCCTCACCTAAGTTCTCAGTAACAGTGTTGTG